ATTCAATATACTCAATATATCCAAGTACATTTTCCCAAAACAGATACTTGCCTTTTTCCGTTTTTTTTATTATTCCTTCACTAGCTAAATTGCGGAGGTGTCTATCTGTTATACCTAGCAATTTTGCTAACTCGTTTGCCTTTATTATCTGATTCTCTTTTACTAACATAACACCTCCATTTCGGAACGGAAACAAAACTTAAAAAAGCCATCATACATATTTTTTTTGGCACTTCGACCGCACTCGCTCTTTTTTTGCCTCTTAGAAGTACCTTTTTAATAAAAATTTTATTTTTTTCTTTGTTTTCACTTCAATATCCATTTGATATACTCACTATTTTGAGTATTTGCTCTCTATTTCTGTTAGCTTATCTCTTAATCCTTTATCTTCTTCTCTCTGTTTCTTCATCCCCACTCTACATCTATCAAGATACTTGTCATATATCATTATCTTTAATCCATCTATCTTGCTATCTATATCTTTTTCAATCTCTTCTAATTTGTCTAAGAGTTCCAAATTTCTTTTGATTCTTTCTTTTATGTATTTTTTTGTCCCATAACAAATAATTTGAAATAGTATTAATATTACTGCTATATTAATAACAAAACTTGCAATCAATAATATAATCAACATTTTTTATCCCTTTCTTTGATTTTTAGACAAAAAAAGAGCCACTAAACAAATAGACTATTTCTAATCTATCTATTCAGTGGCTCACCAAATCTTTGGGTTACTTTGCCCTGTTATTTATTAATTTTCTTGTGGTATAAAATTTTTTAAATATTTTACCTTTTTTTACCAAAATTTTGATGTCAATATCTATATTTATTCGTTTAGCTTCTGCTAAATCCTCTAATAAATACAAAACTTCTTTGTCCTTCAAAAGTTCGTTAATATCTTCTTGTGTAAGTTCTTTTCTTTCGTTCAACTTTACCTCCTTATTATACCTTATTTTATCAATATTTACAACCCTTTCACACCCTGATTGCAAAAAATTTTATAATCCAAATCAATCCGTAAATCACAAGTAGATTTACAATCATAGCAATCAAAAATGCTATTATATTGCTTATGCTAAATTTAAATGTTTTTGACTTGTTTTTAAATACAAGAACTAATCCATAGATGTATCTTACCAGCACTAATACAGCCGTTAACGTAATTAGTCCACTTATCATTCTCATTATTATTTCCATCATTTTATTCCTCCTAAAATTTACATTCTTTAATTTTTTCTCCTGCATTCACTAATCTATATTTTGATTGTCCAATTGAATAAGTGTTGCCATTTTCAAAAGTTATATAATAATATACAGATGTTCGTGGTACTGGAATGTACAAGGAACTACCATTTATTTCCCCAGCATATTGATTTGTTATAAAAGTCTCTTTTTTTTCGTATTTATCAGCGACTTTGTAATTTTCACAATCTAAAATCAATTTTTTATTATTACAGCTTCCTAACAATCCTAAAGTTGCAATTACTAATAATAATTTTTTCATTTCAAGCCTCCTATTCTAAAATTTATCTTCTAAATAGTCATATAACAAAATCGCAAAAAAACCAAAGCTGTATAACGAATAATATATGTTCCGTTTCCAGTCAAACCTACGACTATTCCATCTTTTTGTTCTTCTATATGCTTTTATTTTAGATATTAAATCATCCGCAGAGGCTAGCATGAACACTAACGCAATGCCTATAAAATATATTTTAAAAAAACTTTTCATCTCTCCTCCTAAATTTTTAATTGTTTTCCCAATATCGGCAATATGCTTTTTGTTGACTTCAACAAAATGATTTTACCCTGGATCTATTATTTTCAATAAAAATTCATACAATCCGTAAGCCATAAGTATTCCAAAGCCTAAACTCACTAATGCTTCTAATGTATTATAATTTTTCATCCTTTCTGCTGCGTTTTCAAATATTTCAGCAATAAATGTAATCCAAAGTAAAATTGGCACTAATAATATTAGCAATATCACTATTTTCATATCTCCTCCTTAAACGCCTTAAAATGATTTTTATAAACTTTCTTCAGTTCTTTTATTTGTTCATCATCCAAATAAATACCCCTTACGTTGTATTTTCTTTCAAACGTCTGAACTCCCCAATTATGTTTCTGATTGTGATGTAGTCTACACAATGAAATATACCGCCCTTCCTGTCCAGTATCTTTTTTATAAGTTCCGTGGGTGCTTGCGATCGAATCCCAATGTTCCAAATCTATACTGCTATTTTCTGTATGATATTTTCCGCATACAGCACATTTTCTATGTTTCAACATAGAATAAATATATTTTTCTTCATTCTGCTGTTTATACAGCATCTGCATTTCTTCCCACATTGCTATGTCATTCTGCAAAAAATAGTCAAACAGAAAATTAGTAAATGCCACAGCTTCAGCATTGCTCATTAATTTAAGTGCCAAGCTAAAAGTATCATTCAGTTTTATAAATAACATTTGAATCTCATCAGTTACAAAATCCATTAAATCATTTGTAATTATATTGATTTTGTTTTCTTTCGTATAATTCTTGTCAATTATATCTCCAATTCTATCTTTCAGTTTGTTTTCCATGTTCCTGAAAGGCTCATATCCCTTTATATTCTTGCCGCTGTGCCTGATATAAAGTTTTTTCAAGTCTTCCTTTGCCTTATACAAAAAATAATCGGAAATGGCAGGCTTTTGCTTGCTAGTCTGCCAATTTATGTCTACACCTTTCAGCTTGTAAGCGTAGCAGTCTATGAACCAGTAAATCAGTTTTTGGTTTTCCCTGCTCATTCTTTTAGACATCTTCTCTTAGCCTTCCTTTTCTTTGTAAATTTAATATTCTTAAACAGATTAGCATTTAACTTCATAAAATTAAAATCGCTATCATTTACTTTTATTCCGCTTAAAAGCCTTGCTTTTATTCTTTCGTATACATTCTCATCCATTTTTCCTCCATAAAAAAATCACAGCTAAATTAATAACTGTGATTCTTTTTCGTTATGCTTGTATTATTTTTTGAAAAACAAAATCTCCATTTTTATCCATTTCAACCAGTTCTTCCCCATTTTCTTTAAACAGATCTTGGCAATATTTTCTAGCTGTTTCATACACCAACCAATTAAATAGTTTATATTTTCTAGCTATTTTCCCATAATTTAATTCCTCGCTTTGATACTCTTCGCCAGTGTACAAACAATAGATTATCAAAAATGTTTGAACACCCATCTAGCAATTCTCTTTCATTCTCAAAATCCTTTAATGTAAAAGGCTTTAAATCTTCAGATGGATTAAATTTAACAAAAATTTCGTTTAATTCATTAAAAATATCTTTGTACTCCATTCCAATCAAGCTATCAGATTTTTTCAGCTTTTTCTCTAATGCTCCAAAAAGTTTATAATTTTTATTTTTTCTCAAACTTCTCATATGTTTCTCCACCATCTCTTCCATTCTTTATAAATTAGGAATTGTATACTTTCCAAGTCTATTCTTTCCATTCCGATTTCATTTTCTATAATTTCATCGGAAATATCTTTTCTTGTTTCTGTGTCAGTAGCTTTAAATCCATCTTTTTTAGCAATTATTTGAAAAATTTCTGTTAATTTATCAGTTACTTCAAAATCATATTTTTCTTTAAATTCTTCAAATGTTTTTATTTTTTCTATCGACATCTTAATTTGCCTCCCTTAATTCAGCTTTTTCAATCCAATTTTGAACATATAACAAGGCTTCTTTCAAATCTTTTCTTTTTATATCTCTATAACTTGCTACTCCGAAACGATCTTTTACATCTCTATGTATTGCTGGAAACATTAATTTTCTTTCAGCATTAATTACATCTAATCTTTGATACACCCTAACATTTATCGCTCTTTGTAATTTTCTTTGTTCTCCTGAATCTAGTGTTATTTCATTATCAACTTTATTTTCCACCACATCTATCCTATGTTTTACATTTTTCATTTCTTTTGCTTGTAAAATTATCATATCTTCAATTGTTAATGGTTTTTGAATATTATCTTTAATAACATTTTTCATTCTTTCAAATTCATTGATATATGATACATTTAATAAAAATGCTTTTGGTACTGAAGCATTATATCCACCGATTAATTGTGCTATACCTTTTTCTGTAATCAAATAGTTTTTATAGCTTTTAAAATTCCCTTCTACTTTATACGAACTAGGTATATAGAACTCAGTAAAATCAAGGTTTTCTCCGAGAACGGAACTTTCCGTTTTCGTGAATTTCTCTATATATCCGTCTATTTTCTCCAACAAATCATAATGATTTACTCCCAACTCTTCTGCTACTCTGTTACTTGTTGTTACTAAAACTCCATTTACATTTTCTACACTTACTTTAATTAATTCCATTCTTTATATCCTCCATTATACTATTTTTTTTATGCTGTTTCTTTTTCTGAATCTTTTTGAACTCTATTTTTTGCTTTTTCAATTAATATATCCAGTTCATTTTGTATACCATAAACCTGTTCAACCAAATTAGCGTATCCAACCCTAAATATCTCTTTTGATTCAAAGCTATCGAATATTCCATATTCTAAGGCTATCATTAGACTTCTTACGCTTTCTATTTTGATTTTGATTTCTTCCACATCCAGAAACGTTACTTTGTTCATAAAATTTTCCTCCTAAAAATATTGATTTTTTGGAGTTTATACAGTATAATAAGGTTGTGAGGTGCTTATTGTACTGTATTCTCCTAAAGTCTAACTAAAAGGATTTTAGGAGATTTTTTATTTCTTTTTCAATATTAACTGGTTGTTTTCTTCATCGAAAAACAATTCAACGGTTCTATCTTCTGGTGTAACGCCTAATTTTCTTAACCAAGTAATAGGTACTGTCAATCTAGTTGCAGTTCCGTTTCCAGCTTTGTAAAAAGAAATATTTAAATCTCTTTTTTCCATTTCTTCTCCTTCCGTTAGTCCCATATAACTATAACATATTGGGACTAACTTGTCAACTACTTTTTTAAAATTTTTTATTATACTCTATAAACTCCACAATATTTCTAGGTATTCACAGTTATTATATTTAGTTGTCATTGTCCTTTCTACTATCCTAATATTACAATCTATATACTCGCTTGTATTACCTTGAGCTGTTACTTTTTTTTGAGTAATAGTTATAAATCCATATTCTTTTATCCGTTTTCTAATTCCTCCACTTCTATTTCCACTTTATCAAATCCACAGCCAACTAACTTTTTAACATTTAATTCCTCTATCTGTGAATCATCTTCATAAATAATTTTAGTCATTGAATCCAGGATCGCTTTATTGTAATTATCTATATCCCTTTTTCTCTTATCCTTGAAATAAAGCCTCATACTGACTTTCAAACTATTAGCCAAGGGTTTACACCTAAATTGCTTTTTAAGCTCATCACAGGCTAAATTTTCAAAGATTTTGCCCCTTTTAGACTTGTATCTCCCACTTGGTTTATTTATCCATAAAGAATTTACAGACGGTGGCATTGTGGATAATTCTAGTTTTATCAATCCTTCATCGCTCCTATTCTCTGTATTTTTTTATCAAATCCTAATCTAACTGTTCCCAGTTCTCCACTTCTGTTTTTCCGTATGATAAATTCAATTTCAGAAAAATCTTTTGCTTTCACAACGTTTTTTTGATAATAGTCCTCACGATGCAAAAAAGCCACCACATTGCTTGCCTGCTCTATCCCTCCGCTGTCTCTTAAATCTGCCAGCAATGGTCGCTTATCTGCTCCACGTGTTTCTACAGCTCTATTTAATTGAGCCAGAACTACGATACAGCAATTAAGCTCTGTCGCAAGAAGTTTTAATCTGTTTGCCATATACTCAACTTCGTAATTCTTGCTTTGGAATCCACTGGCAGTCATAAGAGTCAGGTAGTCGACTATTATTACCTTCAGGTTTTCTTTTTCGTGTTCCCGCTTGATTTTACGGATAATGAAATTTAAATCAGGGGTATTTTCACAGCTCATGCTTCTGAACTTTGAATCCTGCAATTTTTCTATTGCCAGATTTATTCTTGTCAGTTCTTCGTCGCTAAGCCGTTTATTTTTTATTTTGTTCAGCTCAATTCCAGTTCGGATCGACAAGAATCTTTGCATTATCTGAACGTTGCTCATCTCAAGATTTATATAAAGCACATTATGTTCCCTAGCGGTCAGCAATGCCAAATTCAAGGCAAATGCTGTTTTCCCCATTGCAGGTCTCGCTCCGACTGTTACAAGTGAGCCTGGCTCAAACGTAAAGTACCTGTTTATGTCCTCATACGGAGTTTTTATAATGCTTTTTTCATCCTCAAAGTCCTCATACCAGATATTTGATAGTTCCTTCATCCCAAATACCTTGTTCTCTTCTTTTTTTTTCATATTCAGCTCATTTACTTTCTGCACAATATGTTCGACTTTGTTATCAAGCGAGTAGTATTCGTTTTCAAGAATTTTTCCAATCTCGGATTTTAAATAATACTCGTTGTACGATTCGATAAGATCCTGTATAGGGATTTGAATATCTACCAGTTTGCAGTTATCCATAAGTGCATCAGCTTCGCTCCATTCCTCATCTGTCTTTGTGAGATCAGCTATGTCAACTTTTCCTTTTTCATCCAGAACATCCAGCATTTTCTGAAAAATTATTTTGTATTCAGGATCTATAAAATGTTTTGGTTTTAATCCAAGCTCAAGAAAAAACGGCAAGTTTCCTAGGCTCATATATATTTTCCCTAGTACTTGTGCTTCTAATTCGTTATACATCTTTTCTAGTCCTCCCACATGCTGAAATCAAAATTATTTTTGTCAGGCTCGGCAAATACTGTTGCCGCTTCATCAATATTGCTAGGATTTTTATCATTATCAGCATAAGCATCGTTAAAAACGTTTAGGAAGTTCTCTTTTTTGCTTGAAAATAGCCAATTGAAAAATTGTCCTGTATTTTTAGATTGCTCTTTGAGATAGGAGCTTTCATGTATTTTCTCAAATGTCTCCAGGAACTTTTCTTTGCCCAGGAATTTATATAGCGATTGAATTTTATTTCTATATGCCATTAGTGCTGTTTCAACTGCAAATTGGTTATTGCATAGTTTTGACATTTCTTTTTTAGCTAAATTCAATACAAAAACTTGATGTTGTTGTTCTTTAGTTTCAGTTGCATTATTTTCTTTTTGTGCAGTATTAATATTATTAACAACATCTTCCTTATTGGGTTTCCTTAATTGTGTTTCCTTCGGGGTGCACTTTTGCACCTGGTGTACGTGCATTTCTGCACCTGGTGTGGGTGCACTTTTAACCCTGGTCATTTTTGCACCCACGTGCATTTCTGCACCTGGTTTGTTGCTAACATTTTTCAAAAAATAAACATTTCCTTTTCCTGACGTTTTTTTTATTTCAACTAACCCTTTTTCTTCCAAACCTCTTAAATATTTTGTTAAAGTTCTCCTGCTTCCTATCCCACTAACTTTCATAAGTAGATCTAATCCAGGAAAACATTTCCCTTTTGAATCAGCATATCTTGCTAAAGCCATATACAATAATTTTTCATAAGCCTCAATATCTTCCCTATCTATCAAATTATTTTCCAGCCAGAACCAGCCTTTTTGTCTTGCGTCTTTTCCTTCCATTTCCTTTCCTCTCCCTATATCTTGTGTTTTTTAACAACTTGTGCTATAATAAACACAAGATACAGTATTTTCATATTTTTTCCTAGCACTCTTCGGAGTGCTTTTTTGTTTATTTTTTAATTTTCTTTTCTACTTTCAATTAAATTGGATAAATTCTTTACGTTAAAACTTGGTACAAAATTTCCGCTCATCGTGTTGTATGCCCAGTTTATCTCTTCCTGTGTATATCCCATTTTTCGTAACTCAAGAAAAGAGCCAAATAACTGTGCGAAAAAATCTATCCCTTCTTCAAATTTTTTATTATCCATTTCGTATATCCCTACTTTTTAACCTGATAATTTTTATATCTAAAAGTTTTTACCTTTTTCTTTTTGTTTTTATCTAAACAAAAATCTTCTAATGCTGCTTGAACTTTTAGACTAAATATATTTTCCTTCAATTCTTTATTCTCTTTTGTTAGTTTTGCAATAAAACGCATAAGTAAAAATATTATTAATATTTCTAAAATTATTAATGCCATTTCACACCTCCCTTATTTCATTTTTACCCCCTTTTGAGTTATAATATTATCGCCAAATAAATTAAATCCACAAGAAAGGAGGTGTTATTATGGTTAAAGCTATCGTTTATGCGATTTCAAAAGTTAATGATTTTAAAGTTCTGTTACTTCCTAACGGAGAATTTGCTCCTATGGAAACTACTGAAAAATTACATTTAGAAGATGAAATCTTTATCCAAGATTTCGGTCTTGGCGGTGTAACTTTTGAGTATAATAACGAAATTTGTACAGGATTTATTGAAGATTTTTGTTCTTTGGAAATCGCATTGTCTTTTTTGAATTAGTTTTAATATGTGTCCTTACGATTCAATGCATCTAATAAAAGGACACATCTTCTATTTCTATTTCTAAAATCTTTCAATTCCGTACATATGTATAAATTTCTATAAATCTCTTGTTTTATTTCATCTTCTTTTACAGGATCTCTATGTTCACTTTTCCTAATTGCGGTAAAAATATGTATAATATCAGTAATATTATTTTCATCTTCCAGCGATTCTATTCCCGACTTTTCAACAAAGTTATCTTTCAAAAAAACTAACATTTCTTCATAACATTTTTTTATTAATTTTTTTTCCATAAACTCTTACACCTCCTATTTCTCATTTACAATTCTTTCAACAAAAGAAAATAAGTTTTTGTTGTGTTTCAAATTAATTGTGCTTGCTAATAGTGATATGCTAAATATTAAAGCCGTCTCAAAATTTGTCAGCTTTAAAATCAGCAATGCCGCTATTAGCTCTTTTAAATAAATGAATATTCCTATTGAAAATAGCAATCCTAATTTAAAAAATCTTTTCATCTCACACCTCCTTCCTTTTCTCATTTTATAATCCTCCACTTTGTGTTATAATTTATTCGCCAAAACAAATTATTGAGAAGGGAGATTTAGAGTTATGTATAAAGTTTATGCTTGTCTACTTGGACAATGGACTGAACTTACTGAAAATGATTACCAAATTGGAGATGGTATACAATTTTTCTCTCCATATAATTGGGCAAAAGCTGGATATATAAAAAATAGTCAAAATTTTATTGAAAATAGTTTTTATGATATGCCAATTGTCCACATTATCCATAAAGATAAAAAATATTTTTTAAGTCCAGTACATATTCAAATTACTATAGAAGAATAGTTCCTTTAGAATTTCTATAATGATCTTTTATTTTTTTCAGAAACTCATCTTCTTCAATTTCAACATCAAAGGTGAGTTTCTCTTTTTTTTCTTTAAAATATTTTTCAATAGATCCTACTACTTCTTTAAATTCTAATTCCGTAAGCCCTTTCAATGCTTCTATTCCAGTTATCACTTTATCAGTTTCTATTTCTCCTTGTGCAGGAATATGAACTCTCATCAAGACACCTCCTTTCAAAAAGGATTGATTATTAATTAAATTTCCAAACCGCACATATCCTAAAATAACTCTGTGCGTTTTTTCTTTTCTTCTCTGTTCATACCTTTTAATGTTTTTATAACAGACTTCAGAATATTGTCTTTTCGTTTTTTCTTTTTCTACAATAATTTTTATATTTTCCACTCTTTCTGTACATCTCACACCTCCTTACTTTTCTTTTGAATTGTAATTCAATCATTATTAAAATAATTACATCTTTAACGAAAGGAGTAATTATTATGGAAAATAATGATAAAAAAATAGATGAATTATTTGATTTAATGAAAAAAATTATCAAGACAATCAAGTAATTTTTTTTATTTCAATTTTGTAACCAGCTTTCTCAAGTATTCTTGAGATTTTATTGAAACTATTTCCAGAGTTGTTATTTTTTAGAATATCCATAAATGCTTTTACACCTTGTCTTGTCATTCCGACTTTTCTACCAAATTCAGCTCTGGAATTATACTTTAACCTTATTTCGTTATCTAAAATTTCATACACATTTTCAGTATTCATTATTCCCTCCTTTATAAAATTTAAGTAACTTTATTTAGTTACTTTATTTTTAAAAAAATATTTATTTTTCTTGTATATTGTAACTTATAAAAGTTACTAAGTCAAGATTTTTTTTAAAAAAAAAGAGTTATCTCAAATTTGAAATAACTCTATATTTAATTTATCTAGTTTCACAAGCAATTCCATCTCTGTCCCTGTCTAAATGTCTTGCATATCCAGGCTCACCCTTTTTGATATTTTTATAGCCTTTTGATCTAGCTTCCTTACAATTTTTAAAATGCAATGTTTCAGCAAATATGTTAGTGCTAATAAATGCTAATGTTAAAATTACAAATAATTTTTTCATTTTGGTTTCCTCCGTTTTTTATATTTTGAAACCAAAATTAACCCTGCTTAAATTCATTATGTATCACTATTTTTTGTTATTGTCTTCATACATTTTTTTAAAATCAACATCTGGCAAATTAACCATCACGGGAATTTTATCGAACATAGTCATACTTGCAACATAAGATTTCACATATTCATATAACATTTCTGCTCCAGCTGTAACTAATAGCTCTTTCCTTTGTTGCCCGCCTAAACCGTCTAAAAGTTCAAAATCACCAACAATAGATATTTTTATTTCTTTATATTCATCTGATATTTCAACTCCCAGCTTTATTTTCCCTTCTTCTTCATTTGAACCGATATTCAAATTTATTTTACCATTTTTATTTTTTTTGTCATCTGTTAAATGTTTCATTGAAACTTCGCTCACAAAATAGCTTACTAAGGTTATTTTATCCATTTTTCCTCCGTATTTCAAATAAGATTGTTATAATTTACACTAGGTTTATAATGTTTAGTTTTATTTAATTTTGAATACTTACGTAATTTTGTTCTATTGTATGTTTTATCTGTGTGACTCAAAACTATATTTTTTTTCAAAGTTCCAGAAAGTATACTCAAAACTTCTTTTTCTTCTAATATAGTGTAAAAATTTAAAATATCATTCTTTTCAGGAAAATACTCTTTTATCCGTTCTTTACTTATTTTTCTTAAACCTATATTAAATATCCCATCGTTATAAAAAACTGATTTTAATGCCTTTCCTAAAACTTCAAACAATATTTTCTTGTCAATTTCAGAATAATAATAAATCTGAATATAACCGTCTTCAAATTTTTTATATCCAATATCAATATCTGATATTTCACTTTTTACAATAGTTTTAAATTGTTCTATTTTGTTTTTCATTTTCATCCTCAACCTTCATTTAAAAGTTCGTTTAAAACTTCGTCTATTTCCAAAAAATTTTCTTTTAGCTCTTTATAATCGCTTTTTTTAATAATTTTTTTATCGTAATCTGCTATTGTTCTACTTCTTTTCAAATCTTCCAAATGAGCTATAGCAGCTATATAACTGCTATGAAATAAATTTATATAATTTTTCATTAATTTTATAGTTGAATTATGACTACCCTCTTGTTTTTTTACTTCATTTTCTATATTTAATCCCTTTTTTTCAAAAAAATAAAGAACTTTTTGAAAACAACTATAATACAATCTGCTAGTAGCGACATCATAATATTGTTTCTTTTCTGCAAACTCAGAAATTTCAAAATTTTGTTCTGATTTTTTCAATAAACTCATTTTTAAGCTCCCATATTATAACATATTTTATTTCATAATTTCTTTCATTTTTTCATTCATACTTTTTATATTAACAGTCTTATAGTATTCAAGGCAATCAATTAAATGTTGAGATTTCGTGTATCTATGGATGCCTAAATGTACTAATCCATATCCTTCAAATTCTTTTTTCTTTCCGTTATAAGTGCCATAATAATTTCTATTTTCATCAAAAAGATAACTTCTTTTTCGGCTTCCAACGACTATTATATTGGATTCAATTAATTTAAGAAATTCTTCTAGAGAGAGTTCTTCGTGGGTAATTCCATATTTTTCAGTTAGTTCTTCATCATTTAAGTAGACACGATTATATTCGTTTACTTCTTTTTGCATGAATTCATCAAAATAAGTTCCAGTTACTACTGATTTGTGGAATTTCATACCATTTACTATTTTACTTACTTTTTCCCCCGTCTTAGCTTTAATAAAATCTTCAAAAAAATCTCCAATATCACTATCTTCAATCCAATTATACAAAATTTCTAGTTTTTCTTTTGCATTTTCAGTTGAATCATCTAAATTAGTCAAATCACCTTCAATTAGCTGGAATCTGTGTTTACAATATTGCATTCTTCTGCCTGCGGGGCAACCACAGCCACTATGTATATCTCTAGAATTTTCTTCCTTCCAAAAAGCAACTCTATAAGGCTTTTTCCCAGAGCCTTTTACATAAAATACTAAAACTTTTTCCTTATTCTCTTTCACAAAAATCCTCCATTATCTAAAATATTATAATTCATTTATTTTATCTTTTGCTTCATTAATCATTTCTTTTACTTCGTTATAATGTCCACTTTTAAAACTCATATATTCTATTTTTTCAAGAATCAAATTCAAAATATTTTTTTGTTGATCCGTATCTAAAGTTTTTACTAAACCTAATATACTATCCAAAAAATCTTCGGTAATATTATCAAAATCTAATTCTTTTAATACGTTATCAGGCAATTTTTCTTCGCTATAGGCTTTAGATAAAATTTTCTTTTCTAACGGATAAACCTTTAATAATCCTTCTATCATTGTTTCTGAAGGCGGATTCATTCCTTTTTCTACTCTATTAATAAAAGTAAAAGGTAATCCTATTTTATCAGCTAGCTTTCTAAGAGAATCGCCACGTCTAAGTCTAATTTCTTTTAATGTACTTCCAAAACTCATAAAATCACCTCATTCGCTATTATTATACAATATTTTTTGAAAAAATGAAAATTTTTTCTTGACAAAGTAACTAATATAAGTTACAATATATTAACAAAATAAATTTGTATTTTTTTAAAAATTAAGTAACTAATTATGGTTACAAAATATTAGGAGATGATAAAAAATGGCAGATCTAGAAAAAGAAGTAGAAAGTATAATATTTGATTTGATTGATAGTGAAAACTTAAAAATAAATGACAACGATGAAATCGAATATACACAAAAATGGCTTAATGAATGGCTTATGGGTTGGATATTAGACGGCTACATAACTAAGGAAGTTATGAAAGTTCTGGAATACTTTGAGAACTTTTATTACAAAGATGAAAGAGAGACTTGGGACACGGTTTTTTATGAAGATTGTAACGGCGGAATAGACTGGTACGAGAAAAACGAAAGAATAGAAACATTTATCGTTGAAACTAAAAAGGTGGGATAGCAATGGAAAAGATGTGTGAACTTGCAAAAGCTATAAGCGACTTAAAACTTACAAGGAACGAAATAAGGAAAGGGCTAAGCGGGTTTGAGGTTTTAACAATTTCTAAAAGATGTAAGACAACAGTAAATGAAACTTGTGAACTTATAGAACGTCTTTTGGAGAACAATACAAATATAAAATTTTTAAAAAATAAGGAAGCAAAGAAAAATGATTATAGAATAGAGGTAGAGAGATGAAATTTGAAGTATTAGAAATGGTAAATGAAAACAACAAAAAGGCTTTGAGGGAAAAGGAAGAAAAAAAATTAAAGAACAGAATTAAGAAATTGTTTAAAAAGTAAGGAGAGATTTAAAATGAAAATTTGCGAAATAAAAGGCGACAAAAAATATTATGCAAACGAATTACTTGAAAATTGTTTAAATGATGATAAAGAAATAGATTTTGATAAAGCATTAAAGAAAATATTATCCAATACCTTTATTTATTTTGATTATGGTTGGGTCTGGGGAATTGATTTAAGAGACAACCCTGAAATATTTATATCAAGTGATAATCAATATACAAAAGAGGATTTAGTACCTTTAATAGATTTTGTCAAATTTGTTGTTGAAACAGCGAAGAAAGAAAAAAATAAAACGTATCTTGAATATAGTAAACTTTTTGACCAGCTTATAGATGAATGCGAAGATTATTGGACAAAGGAAGATGGTTGTGGCGATGTTTTTTCAATTGAAATCTTTGAAGGTATTGATTTAAATTCGACTATATCAGAAGAATATAGACAACATTGGGTGATTTAATTAAAAGATTAAAATCGATGTTTTACCAAGCCCATAAGCGATTGTGGGTTTTGATAAGATATTAATCTTAGGACAATAAAAATATAGATGGGAGAGATTTTTATGAAAAATAAAATAACAATAGAAAGAAAAAAGACGGAGTTTTAGTTCCAAAACTAAATGGAGAAATTTTAAAAGGAGTAAAAAACGTGAAAGTTAATTACTCCTACGGTGTTAAACCAGAAGAAAAAACTGAATTAGTTGAAATAACTTTTCTAAACTCTGAGATAGAAATTATTGATGTTGAATAAACTGATTATCAATAAGTTCTGAAATTAATTTATCAGATATTTTTATTAAAGTTTCTACTGAAGAAGAACCTATGTTATCAGATATTTCTTTAATTTTATTCCAATTTTCATCATTTTTAATATTGGAAACGAAATCGTGTCCTTTGACAGTTAAATCAAGAATATCAATAAGTTTACCATAGTTTACTTTAGTAATTAATAACTCAATTTCATTTAAATAATTTACGTGATATTCAATTTCTTTGTCTGAATAACTTGATAATTCTTTAGGCTTTTGGTAATTTTTTCCATCATCGTCAAACCAACCATCGGCACTGCCTAAAATACTATAAGATCCTAATTCAGCTTTTAAAAGAATATCACGTATTAAATCAGGGTTTAATTGCATAATTACACCCCCTTTCATAAATAATTTTTCTCTAACAGAGAATTAAAACAAGTGTAGCATTAAAGAGTATATTTTTCAACAAAAAAACTGACTATCTTTCGACAGTCAGAATCTATAAAATACTACATATGAAACGGTTTAGCCAAAACCGATTTAAACAAGTTGCTAGCAAAGAGAACAAGAAAACGTTTTTTAATCTCTTTATTATATGATTTTACATTATTTTTTTTAAAAAGTCAAGAAAAAAGTATTAGTTTAATCGTGCCATCTATGCCACTGCATATTTTTGCACAAGGCATAGCTACTAGAATATGCAGAAATGTCATAATGAGTCTTCTTTTCTAATATTTATTTAATTTTTAACTATTATAGATGGCACAATTAAGTTAATATAAAAATTTAAAATTTTATTTTAGGAGGAATTTATGAAAACAGAAGAACAAATTAGAGAAATGAAAGAAATATTATACAAAGAAATTGACTTATTAATGAAGCAAGGAAAAACTATTGAAGATGTTGAAATGCAAAAATTACACAGCATGTTAGGTATGATACATCTTATTTTAGATGATGAGCGAACTCTTATTTATTCAGAAGACTATAAAAATCTTTACTGGTTTATTAATATGCACAAAAATAGATTTGTTATTTCTTCAACAATAGATAAAGACAGAACATCAGACAAAGAGCGGAAAGATGAAGGGAATTATTTTAAAACTAAAGTAGAAGCATTCTTTGTATTAACAAAATTGAAAACTTATTTATCGGAAAATAAAGAAAATAAGGAGTAATCAAATGACAATAAGGGAGCAACTGGAAAAAGAAATGGAACAAAAAGGAAATTAAGGAAACGGAGGAAGAAAATGCTAACAACAGCGAATGCGACAAAATGGATGATTTTGATACTGACATCAATTTGGATTCAGATTGAAGTTATCCGAATCAAAGGGCATTGGATAGCAGGAGGCAATGTGGCTTTTCCGTTTTTAATGGCAATACTGTTATGGTATGTACCAAGCAGAATTAGAGATTTTAAGGATATTTTAAAACCAAGAAAGGATTGATTTAAAATGTTTGATGATTATATAAAAAAGCAAAATACAAGTCTTGATTTTTTCAAGAATGCTGCTAAAAACTTGCAGGAGCTTAATAAGGAATTAAAACAAGACAACGATAAATGGGAGGACATAATAAATTTGCCGACTTTAAATATTTTGAACTAAAAGACTTCTTGCCAAAAGTGAATGAAATATTTGAAAACTTAAAACTTTTTTCAAAATTTGATTTACTAGAAAACGAAGGTGTATTAACTGTAATTAATACAGAGAAAACAGATGAAACAATCACTTTTGTAACTCCAAAGGCTGAAATAGTTTTAAAAGGACAGAATGGATTACAAATGATAGGAAGTACACACACTTATTTAAAACGTTACTGTTATCTAAACGCTTTAGAAATAGTGGAAGACGATATGATTAACGCAACAATTGACAAAGATAAGCAACAAAATAAACCTAAAGAATATTTGACAGAAGAGGAGAAAATCCAAAAATATATAAACGAACATTTAAAAGGAAACGAAAAAGAAATAGACAAATATTTACTCGCTAATTCGACAGACAATTTAAGCAAAGTTCCAATTAAAGATTTAGAAATATTACTTTTATTTTCTTTATTTTATATTAAATATTTCAGTTAAATCTAATATATTGGCAATTTATTTGTTATCATCTCCACCTTTTCTTTACATAATTATTTTTCCTCTTTTTTGTATTTTCTCCACTCTCTTACAAGGATTCTTAATCCCCTTTGATTATAAATACTGCTGTTATTCTTGATATCTTTTACTTTTACAATTGCCTACATAAATTATTTTGATAATACTCAATCACATACTCGGCACACTTTATCCCATCAACTGCCGCCGACATAATCCCACCAGCATATCCTGCACCTTCTCCACAAGGCATAAGCCCTTCGATATTTGAGAAAAATCTTTCATTTCTAGGGATTTTCACTGGAGATGAACTACGGCTTTCAACACCTGACAGAATTGCGTCATCATTAGCAAAACCTTTGATTTTTTTATCCATTAAGGTAATTCCTTCTTTTATAGAATCGTTTATAAATTGTGGAAAAATTTCATTTAAGTTTGCAAATTTGTAGCCTGCCAGATAGCTTGGCTTTACTTTTCCTAATTTTGTTGAGATTTTATTATTTACAAAATCGCCAAATAATTGAATAGGAGCTTTGTAATCCTTTCCGCCAAGTTCAAATGCTTTTTCTTCCAGTTTCCTTTGAAACTCTACTCCAGCCAGAACACTTTCTCCTGGAAAATCCTCAGGAAATACATTTACCAAAATTGCTGAATTTGCATTTTCTAAATCTCTCTGTGAATAGCTCATTCCATTTACGACAAGTCTGCCTTCTTCGCTTGAAGATGGTACAACTACACCACCAGGACACATACAGAAAGTATAAACTCCACGTCCATTGCTTGTCTTCACATTTAATTTATATTCTGCAGCAGGTAATTTATCAGCAAATTTTCCATATTGCGAATAATTTATCATACTTTGAAGATGCTCAATTCTGACTCCTACCGAAAAAGTTTTCCGTTCCATTTCCACATTTTCTTCGTTCAGCATAAAAAAAGTTTCTCTTGCACTATGCCCGATTGCGAGAACTACAATGTTCGTTGGGATTTCATAAAATTTATTTTCATCAGAATTTTCTATATTTTCAACTAAAATGCTTTTTATTTTGTTATTTTCAGAATCAGATTTTTCATAATTTACTTTTACAAGTTTTGTGCTAAAACGGTACTCTCCTCCAAGGTTTTCGATTTTATGCCTGATTTTACGCATTATTTCAATTAATTTATCAGTTCCGATGTGGGGTTTGGACATATAATTTATTTTTGGATCAGCACCAGCGAGAATTAATTCATCATAAACCTTCTGAATCCGAAAATTGTTTGTATTCGTGTTTAGTTTCCCGTCTGAAAATGTTCCAGCTCCCCCTTCTCCAAACTGCACATTTGAATATTTATCAAGTTCCCCCGTTTTGAAAAAATTATAGACATCCTTTTCACGCTCATCTACATTTTTTCCCTGCTCAATGATAATTGGCTTTAGTCCAGCTTCGGCAAGCACAAGTCCAGCAAAAATTCCAGCAGGTCCGCTTCCAACAATAACAGGACGTTTTACATTTTCAGTTTCTGTAA